TACGCCGGGGCGGTTCCCGGTCGGCGTCCCGCCTCCATGCACCTTCCCCGTCGTCATCGTCGTCGGCCACCACGCCGACCAGCGCCGAAAGGGAATAGCGCCGGGCGTAGGTGATGGCGCTGCCCATTGACTGCACAGTGTTCTTGGAGCCTGTATTGTCGTATGGCATCCTGCATTCCGATGCCAGCCATTGCCCCGACTCGTGCATCAACATGGTCCTGACGTGCGCGACTCCCTCAGTAGGGAGGACAATCTGCGCGATGGAGAGGCCGTGCTTCGGAAGCACCTTGCGGACGGCATCGATCATCGCCGTCAAGTCAGCGTATTTACGCGAGAGCTTCCCCTTTTCCCCGATGGCTGCCGTGGCGTTCTTTTCTGCGGGCTCAAGCTCTCCCTGCGCGGCGGCAAGGGCCTTCGCCAGTTCGTTGATCTGTTCGCTATGGGTATCGCACATATAGTTACTCCCCGCCTTCTTCCGTTTCCGTGTGCTTGCGCCGGTTCCGCGCAAAGGCGGCATTGTCCGCCGCGATCATGAGTTCCTCGTCCGTCCAGTCCCCATCAAGTTCGGGGTAAGCGTCGTCCGTCCAGTTCATCACGGATCTCCTGCAATTCATTGGCGATGGTCAGCAACCTTCTTCTCATTGCCAAATCCAGTTTTTGTCGGGCGCTCAGGTGTCCCGCCTCATTGTTGCATGAGGCACAGGCAAGGGTCAGGTTCCGCAAGCTGTCCAGTCCGTTTCCGGCAAGCGGCACGATATGTTCCACGGTTGCCGTCTCGGGGGTCAGGACCCGCCCGCAGTACATGCAGACCCAACCGTCCCTTTCCGCGATGGAACGGATCAACAGGTTACGCTCGCGGGCATTTCGGGGCCTCCGCTCACGTTTTCCCCCGCCCTCCCACTTCCGCTGATCAAGAAAGGCGTTGAAAGCATCCTGCGCCCCGTTGATTCCTTTTGTGATTTCGCCGTCTTTGTTCCTGTAGAGCACGGCGATTCCGAGTTGTGTCGTAAAGCGGATAACTTCATAGTCATTCGTCGTGGCAAGCACCTCGGAACCATGAGCGAAGAGCCAATCTGAAAAACGCCGCAGCATTTTTTCGTTCATTGCCCCGCCTCCATGACGAGCGGCGTCATCTGTTCAAAGAGTTCCCGATCCTGCCGCTCAAAATACCCCGTGAGAAGAAAACAGAGAGCGACGATAAGCGCCGCCAGCCACGGGCGGCTCCAAAAGTTGAAGTTGAGGAGTACCGCCCATAGCCGTTTCCAGATGTCAAAGTTCATGCGACCGCCTCCAGCCGTTCAAGAACAGCGTCGATTCCGCCGTCCTCGTCGATGAACTGGCAGTTGGTGATGGGCCGCGTGGGGACGAGTTCCCCATCATCCCATTCCGCCGCCCGGAGGCTCCAGCCCTCCCGTGTCGCCTTGAGGAACGACATCACGGCTGCGGGTGAATTGAAAAAGTGTCTGACCGTTCCGCCGTAGAGCGAATTCCCGGTTTCGATGCAGAAGAATGTGGTGGTCATGCGACCCTCCTTGCGTCGAGCTTTTCAATCCACAGGCCGACGACTTCGGCATCGGAGACATGCCCGGCGCGTATATCATCATAGAGCGCGATGAGTTCCGCCGCGTCGCATTCCCCGCCGCATTCCGGGCAGGTGAACAGGCCGTTTTCACAGGTGAGGCTGTGGCGTTCGCCCTGCTCAAGGCAGTTGGGGCAAGGGAAATGCTCCCGGCTCAGGGCCGTGTCGCGTGCCAGCCGCACGGCAAGGTTCTCTTCCGCGTCGCGCTCAATGGCGCGCATGATGCAGTCTTCCGGGTGATAGCAGGTTCCAAAAGCCCCTTCACGTCCGCAGTTCGTACCGTAACACATAGAAATACCCTCGTTTTGATGTTTGGCTTGGCGTCCCAAACCCAATGAAAAAGCCCGGCGCATGTCCGGGCTTTTCGATGGGGCTAGGCACGAAAAAAGGCGGCTCTTTCGAGTCGCCTTGATTCAGTCAACGGGTTTTGGTCAGGAGTGCTTGCGGGTAAGCCAGAGGCCGATGCCGCCAACGACGGTGATGATTCCTATCATGATGATCCACATCATTCTTCTACCCTCCATGCAAGAACCAGTGCAAAGGCAAGCGAGTAGCAGCCCGTCACGAGTCCAAGAGTATCCTGCTGGTAGATGCCAAGGGTGAAACCGGCTATCGAAAAATTCGCCAAGGTCGCCGCCAGCAATTTAACGGCTTCTTTTGTTCCTTTCGTTCTCATCCCTTACCTCTTGTTGTCACAGTAATCATTTTCGCGTTTTCCGTCCATATGCATCTACTGGGCTTCGATGATTCAAGGCGTGCTCACAATGCGGGGGTTGATGTTCACCGCTCCAGTCTGGATCTCTGCACGTCGCTTTCATGGGTTAAAATGGCCTTTTCTTCTTAGCGAAACACAGAAAGCGTCATTACTCTTACCCGAAGCCTCTCTTTCCTTTAGGCGTTTTTTTTGAACCTCATGTTGCAGCGATCTTGTTCCCTTCGCGACACCTAGTGCAACCCGAAGCGTTATCTTCAGTTTGAGAACCAATTCTTTTGCGACGGCATATCGTTGCAATTTTTCAGAAATGGTTTTCAAGTCATAGAAAAAAATCATATTACAATCGTCACAAATGTATATGTCGCCACCGATACGAAGACTGGCTGTATACATTTGGCAAACGTGGCAGCGGTGCTTCTGTTCCCTATTATTCATAACGCCTCCACTGCCCAAATTAACCGTTCACTCCACCGTTGTCGAACTCTTTTGCAGGTTGTCACCCCGTGGCCTTCGCCAGCAGCCCAGAGCCTTCAACTCCTTTGATCTGCCTCCCGAACTTGTCTCCATTCGTTGAAAGTATAATAAGTAAAATCCTTATTTCCTGTCAATAAAAAATAAGGATTTTACTTAAAATAGGGTAAGGACAAGTTTTACTAAGAGTCTTCCCACGCCTTTATAAGCACCCGGATCGGGTCTTCGTCGAGAGCAACGCAAAGAGCGCGGAAGTCGCCAAGACGAAGCCGCTGCTTCTTTCCGTTCTTTTCTACCCGGAGTGCTCGTATTCTCATATGTGGTGCAGCATCATCGGGGAAAGCCCGTCTTCCAAGCTCGGCTTGGGTGATTCCCTTGCTCTCCCTGATGGCGTCGAGAACGTCCAGAGCCTTCTGTTCGGATTCCACCTTTAGTTCCTCTTTCATAGGCTGACCTCCTCCTCTGTTGATAGCAAGAATTTTACTTTCACAAAGGAGGATAAAATCCAGCTTGCTTGAATAAGAAAAATACTGTAAGAAAAATTCATATAGAACACAACACCAGTCCGTGACAACCCGTCACCAACTGAAAGCTCTCTGACAACCAGCCCCGACGAACCCGCCGCCGACGCCGCGCCCGGACGTGAACAACGCCGACCGCCGCCGGGGGAGCAGGGGGAGGGATGCGGGATAGAATCCCGTCGCGCCTGTGATGCCGTTTTCGAGCTGGGCGCGAAACCTCAAAGCTCAAAAAGGGGGTTGATTCCTTTTTGAGTTCTTGCGCACCTGTAAAAACTGAAATGATTACACCGTTGAGCCGTGCCTTGGACATGAAAAAAGGCGGCTCCGAAGAACCGCCTATGGTAGAGCCGCCGAACTTTTTTAGAAGCTTGCCGCCGTTTGCGGTTCCGTAGAACCGCCCCCATGGGTGATAACCGCCGAACTTCCCTAGAAGCTTGCCGCTACTTGCTATGAAAAGTAAAAAAATGGTTTTGTGTCAATTAAATATTAAATATAAACAGAAAAATATTAAATATAAAGTGTTATATGCGTTATGCACAAATTGATTCCTTTCCACAAAACCCGGCGGGGCCATCCCCGCCGGGGGCGCACATCTCCATGCGCCTCAGGTCCACGCATGGGTTGGGGAGACGGGAGATCCGCCGCCCCTTTTATGCAAGGATCATCAATTGATAGGAATAAGTTTATAACCGAGTTCCCGCGCCATGACTTCAAGAGGCTGGGTGTTCCCTGTGGCTTTGAGGATTGCCATGAGCGTCTCTGCGCTGAGTTTTGCACCTTTGCCATAGGGGTTGCACTCCCTGAGCAGAGTCGAGTAGGGTTTTCCAATGGCGGATGCTATTGCTTTTGCAGGCATATCGCCATCAATGACAAGAGTGTGGACGGATTCAATGAGTTTGCTCATGATTTTTCCTGTAGTTTTTTGTACTAAAAAACTATAAAGCTTCCCTTTTCCGATGAACTCTATGCTCCTAATAGATATGAAGTATTTTTCTCTCTATCTAATTTCATCCTAAAAGTGAATCCTTCTTCCTCTCTCTTCCCCGCCCTTACCAGATGCGTTCAAGCATGGTTTGAGAGTACGATTTTTCGTACTCGACCTCGTGCTATGTGGTGAATTGTCGTTTTTTATCACGTGTTACGGCCCGATATTCGCCACGCCTTCGCATGTCGGGGCTGCTCCTCCCGGCTTTTTCGTATTGTTTCCAGCCAGAACCGTTATCATTCCGGCTGGTTCAATGCGAAAATTTACAATTCCTCTTCCTTTCTCTTCCCCGGTTTGCTTTATCCGCCGGGGGCTCCGCCCTGCTCTTTTACCAATGCTCCAACGCCTTGCCGTGGTCATGGCCTTGCCGCCTGTTACGCGGGGGCTCGACGGGTACAACGCCGGGTTTGGGGGCTTCGTCGCTCTGATTGTCAAAGAACTGGCAAATGGGGTTTCCTTGTTCGTCGTGAAGATATGTTTCCATACAGAATCAAATTAGTCAAGCTAAATGTTGCCAAATAGAATCAATTAGTTTAAAAAATACCGCCAGCACCATGAAGGTATCGGCGGTCACGCCCGACAGGGCACAAAAAAGCCCCTCACGAGGAGGGGCGGGAGAAAACGAATGGATGATCAAGAGTTTAAAGAACTGGTGCTTAAGGAAATCAAGGATGCTCTCAAAAAAGCTCTTTATGGTGATTTTGATTTTAATGTCCTCACACCACTTGGAGAAGAGTGCCCCCATGAAAGAGAAAAATACATAAAAGCCCCTCACGAGGAGGGGCACAATAGGGAAGAAATGAATAAAGTCGAAGAACTAAAAATGCTGAAAGACCTTCTCGTCAAATGGGAAATGAAAGAAGGCGACGCCAAGAACGCCGCCCTTGGCTTGATATACGGAGGAGGATTTATTCAGTTTTTTCCTGTCGGTCGGGATAATTGCTAATTATAGCAGATATTATTTTATTATACGTATCTACGATACCAGTAGGATTGGCATTCCCTGCTCCTGCGTATGCCTTCGCCACATCAAGGGCCTTGTTAGAGATCACGTCAAAATTAAGTCCTTTGTCCCGACAAATTTCTGCAGTTGTCTTTTCCATAGAAAAAATTCCTTTTAGAAGGTTAATACATTCCCCGCTCCGGCGGGGATTTTCATTTGCCGCTACATGAAGCCGCACACATCATCAGCAAAAGCCCGTCAACATCTGTGGCAAGACCGTACAGGCAACCCTCGATCATACTGTTCACGTGGTTAAACTGCGTATCCCCGCCTTGTCGAAAGTCGGTGCGGATACCAAAGATAGGAAGCCCCTTGGCGTAGGCGTACCCGATTTCCCAAGCCGTGCCGTCATCAACCTGAGTGCCGTCAAGCAGGGCGACAACGCAGGTACTGCAATCAATGGCGTTGCGGCATGTTTCAAAGATAAGGGCGATCGCTTCGGGGCCAGCGGCTTTGATTTGATCCGACGTGAGCAAGTCTCCCGGCCAGACCACGGAGTGCCCTGCTGCGCGTAGGCGTTCGGAAAGTTTACCATGCCACGACCGCTCCACATCTGAGAAAAGGGGGCCAGCCTGATAGATTTTGCGCATACTACCTCTCTCCGCTACTTTCAGCCTACTCGCTCATCCTCATGCGATAACTAGAAAAGCTGCCATACCCACACAACTTTCCCGATAATCACGTCCTCGTAGCCTTCAAAGGGTAGCTCCTGTGGCTCATATCGAGGATTATCTGAATACAGAATAATATTACCCTCTTTGCCGAGACGTACCCTCTTCACCAAGACCCCAAAAGGAGGACGGCTAACGAGGTAGATTCCTCCTTCAATGAGGTCTTCACCTAGAGGGACTACACCTACATAGGCCCCCTTTGAGATAGTCGGCTCCATGCTATCCCCGGTCACTTTGATCGCGGCAATATCAGGAAGAAAATATTGAGGGAGTACAGGAATCGTTACCTCGGGGGTACCTGAAAAGAATTCTGAAGGGGAGCCAGCTCCGGCATGAGAAAAAACAGGGATAATCGGCAAATTGTCTCCTTCTACAGGTTCCGCAGGAGAGTGCACACCAATTCGTTTCAAAACTGGCGCTAACCCAAGCTTTTCTTCAAAGAAAAGAATCTTATCTGCAGGAACCCTTTCTCCTTTCAGTTGTCCATTGATATATTTAGAAACTGTTCCACGTTCAGTGTTCAACAGTTCGGCAAGACGAGAAACGCTTCCACGCCCGCCTTCATCCACCTTTTCCTTCATGCGTTGGACGATTTCGTCCCACCGTTCTTGTTGAGTTTTCATGTGGTCATCCTTGCCAGAAAAAAATGTTTCTGTCTCGAAACACACTTGCTATTTTTGATTCTTTATGGAATCATATAAAACATGAACGCACTACAAATTTATAAGCAACACAACCAACTGAAATACGCTGACATTTCAAGAATGACAGGGATAACACGCTCATCTGTCTGGAAGCATTGTCATGCGGAAAAAATCCCACATGGAGCGTGTGCCGTCTACGCATTGAAGTTGGGCATTAGTTTGGAAGCGCTCATACCAGACTGTCCTCCAGCCACCCCCAACACTCCCACCGGATTCGAAGCGGAGACGCACCGCACTGGCTGATGCCCTGCCCACTTTGGGAGTGGTCATTGTGGCACTTATCACCCTCCCGACGCACTAGCCCTTCCGCGCACCGCCGGGCCACGGCCTCGGGCGTCGGGTACTCCGCGACGCGGTACGCCCGCCAGCGTATCCGGGGATCCCCATGGATCAGGATGCGGACGCGCCACAGGGGGACGCGCAGGATGATGAGCAAATGAACCGTTTCCATGAATGCAGGATGGGCGAAACCCCGAATCCCGGCAATTTATGAATACACGGAGGATTCACACCATGAGCATGAACTTGCGGCACATGGGGTTCAACGAAGCGCTGGACGCGGCGAAGCAGCGTTCCGGGCTGACCAACGAGGCGATAGCCAACCGCTCGTCCCTCTCCACCGCTGCCGTTTCCAGATACTTCAACAAGTACGACGACTACACGCCATCCCCCGAACTCATCCCCCTCCTGTGCCGGGCGCTCGGCAACACCATCATTGCGGACTGGATCGCGGCGCAGGTCGAGGACATGCACCCGGCAACGAACATCACCACCACGGAAGACCTCACGCGTGCGGTCATGCAGGCGACCGAGAACACGGGAATCCTGAACAAAAAGACTCTGGACGCCGTTGCCGACGGAGAACTGTCGCCT